TCCCACCATCCACACCCCCCCAAAAAAAACCGAGTCACCCTCCAAAGGTCCCCGATGTAGGGATAAAAGAAAGGACACCAAAATAGAGGACCGCCAGACCGAACGCCGCCCCGGCCCGACCGCCTGAAGGTAGCAAACGGGAACAGGTCCCCGGAATGAAGGATAAAAGAAAGGACACCTTTTATAGGTGATCAATCGTCAGGACCCGCCGTCAAGCTTCGCCGTTCCTGCACCCCGTCAAGCATGGAGCCAGGCAACAGGGCCCAAGGTGAGACGAAAACAAAGGACCCCAAAACAGGCAACCCGGCCACCTGCAAAGGGTCAAGCTGTAAAGCATAGACCCGGGCAAAAATGGATCCATAAACACATTCTCCCCCACTCCCACTACTTCTCACCCCTTAACACAGTTTGACAAAAAGGCTAAAATCGGGTACCTTTTTGACGCTGTTTTTAGACTCTTTTTGGTGTCCAAAATGCGACTCAAACGAAAATGAGCATAAGATTTAATATAAGTGTTTATATTCTATATAGATGTCTATATGTTATATAGATGTCTATATTAAATATAGATGTCTATATAGTATATAGACACTTATATATATAGTAAGGGGTAAAAAACAAATTGCGCCCTTTGTGGGAAAAAACACCTTTTTTGTGGAAAAGGGGTACCCCCCATTTTTTTTGGGCGAATTAAACTTGACTTGTGGTAATTTTGTGGGTGCATGGCGATACATGAGTTTGTAAAGAAGAAGAGGGCTGAGGTTATTGAGGGGGAGGTCTCTGAGGCTCCTGAGAGCGTTCCGGGTGCTGAACCGAAGGCAGAGATACCTGTTCTCCTAAACGCTCGTTCTACGAAGCCTAAGACGGTCACGAGGCGAGATATTCGGGACTTGCTTGATGCCGACTTGGACAGGACGATTGGCGGTGTGAAGCGGATGGATGCGTTGATTGCCCGATTGGTGACTGAGGCGATTCGTGGCAATATGCGGGCGATGGAATTGGCCTTGGCCTATTTGTATGGCAAGCCCCAGCAGCAGACCACCGCACCGAACACGGGGCCGTTTGTGCTTGAGTTGAGTGAATCTAATTTAGACGAAGAATCCATAAATAACGAGTTAAGTGAAACTAACATCCAGACAAAGTCAAGCGTATAGGATGGCGCTATCCGGGGAGAAGCAGTTTATTCTCTTCGGTGGTGCCATCCGGTGACGAGGCGGTAAAACATATTGCCTCCTTCTAACCTATATCTCCCTCTGCTCCAAATACCCAGGCAGCCGGTGGGTGATTATCAGGCAGAGTATGCCCACGCTTCAGCGGACAACGCTGGTGACCTTCACATCCCTGATGAACCAAGGCTTAGGGATGCACGTTGCGTCTTGGGACAAGCAGGCCCAGATTGTGCGGTTCACCAACGGCTCCGAGTTAATCTTTATGGGCGAGAATTACGATACCGATAAAGACTTTGACCGATTCAAGGGCTTGGAGATTAACGGCGGTGGGATTGACGAGATTAACGAGTGCCAGGAAGGACTCCTTTACAAGGTCTTGGAGCGTGCTGGTTCGTGGCTGAATTGCGAAGGCCGACCGCCCATTGTCGTGATGGCCACTTGCAACCCAAGCAATAATTGGGTGAAGGAGTTGATTTACGACAAGTGGAAGGAGAACGACCTTCCCTCCACATGGGCGTACATCCCCTCCAAGATTACCGACAACCCCCACATCCCCGAAGATTACCTTCAATCCCTTCGGGACAATATGCCCGAATACGAGTACAAACGATTCGTGGAGGGCGATTGGGAGGTGCAGGAGAAACCCGAAAACCCCTTCTTCATCTCTTACGAAGCGAAGAAGCACGAAACCCACAACGCTTCCTTCAACCCGAACCTTCCCATTTACATCTCCCTTGACTTTAACTTACAACCCTTCTGCGGTCTGGTGGCGCAGATGTGGACGGATAGCCAAGGGGACCACGTTCACATCGTTGACGAGTTCCAGGTCGTTGATGGGAGCATCCCCAAGATGGTGGACACCATTAAGGCCAAGTACGCCCCCTTCCTGTTCTCCTGCCTACTCACGGGCGATGCAATGGGCAAACGGGGCGATTTATCGCAGAGGGACAATGCCAACTATTACGAACAATTAGCGAGGGGCCTGGGATTGGCGCAGCGGCAGATTAAGGTCGCTCCGAACCCGAAGCACGAGAACAGCCGGGCGCAATGCAATTACCTTCTCCAATTCCACCCCGATATCAAGATAAACCCCAAGACGGCCCCCGGCGTGGCGAGGGACATGAAGATGGTGGCGTGCGATGCCGCTGGCAACATCATAAAACGAAACCGATATATCATTACCCAACAGTCCGACTTTGCCGACTGTTTTCGGTATCTTTGCAACAGCTTCTTGAGCGAATGGTACCTTAAACACCTCAAAAAGAGCGGTTACACACACTTTAACAACAATTTTGTCCCCGAACTTAAAACACCAAGCCGATGAGTTGTCTTGAATGCACCGACTGCCCCGATATTGGCACCTTTGACATCTGCGCCGATAGCGTTGTGATTGGCTATACCACACCAAGCACCGCTGTTGCCGTTGTGATTACCGATGTGGCCCTTGACCGCCCCTTCCGTTTCACGATGGCCACGCCCGTGTCGGGAGCGATTACCATACCCAACGCAACGATTGATGACCTCCAAGCGTATTTCGCCATTGGCCGAACCTACGAGGTACGGGCTTATGCGAGTTACACCGGCGGTCCATCGCCCAACCTGGATGGCGATGAGTTACCGCTGACCCTCGCTCCGACCTACACGACTCCCGAATCCTGCTTTTCCTTTCAATTCAAATACATCATCCCCTAAGCCATGCTGACCAAAAAAGAACGACACGCCCCTTGCGTGTTTGCATTGCCCGAATCCTTGCGGTTTTCTTTGCCAAAGTACAACATCACCCCATCTAAACCCAATCCCATGAAAAACCTAATTCTCCCCCTCCTTCGCCACGCATTGACCTTCGCTGGCGGTTTGCTCGCTGCGAAAGGCTATTTGGACGAATCGTCCGTTGCCGAAATCGTTGGTGCGACTATTTCTCTCGTGAGCGTCCTTTGGATGACCTTTGAGAAGAAGAAATGACATCTCTTGACACGCTGGCACGGGCTTTAGTCATAAGCCTGATGACCGTATCGCTGTCCATTATGCTTGAGGAGGAACAGCTCCTCTGCAAGGTGGGCAAGTGGTTCAAGAAAACCATCCCTCCGCATAAGTTCCCCAACCTTCACAAACCTATTTATGGGTGCGTTGGTTGTATGGCTTCGGTATGGGGAGGCATCTTCTACCTTGTAACCGCCCCGCTGATGGGCTTTGACCTCCTGCAAATGGGCGTCGTGATGCTCGTGGGCGTAAGCCTCAATTTCATCCTCATTAAACTCTCGTGATACACAAACTCGTTTACAGGCTTTTCAAGAAGGAGCTGACCCAAATGGTGTGGGACGATACCTACAAGCCCGACAAGATGCGTGGCTTGAAGTTTGCGTTGACCTGCCAGGGCCATCGCTATTTCATTTACCAGAACATCTTTGACATCCCCATTGACCGAATGGGACGCATCCAAGACCTCGTGATTCAGTTGCAGCGGATGGTTTCAAGGGAAGAGCTGGATGTCTTCCTGGAGAACATGGAGGGAGCCTTGAACAAGGCCGTGGATGGCACCGCCGTGAAGAACCTGGCGCAGATTGGCTTTTTGGTCGGAGAGATGCGCAGGAGGAAGGATATGCTCGTTCACCCTGAAGTGATGATGGAGTTGGCTGGAGCGGTGTTGATCCGTGAAGACCAAAACCCAGGCGAGTGGAACAACGAGTTTGAGCAGAAGAAGGTGGAGGCGTTTAGGGAAGCGTACAAGGGCAAGGAGTTGTACGATTTTTTCGTTTTAGCCGGGCTGAGTCAGTTCTTTCCCAATATAGAACATTTAGAAGAAGATTGGACAATCTTCTGGGAGATGGCCTCCTCCCGGCTGGAGCAGACGAGGGAACTCCTGAAATCCGAAATCTCGGCTCGGAACTCTACCTCAACGACTTAAATTGGCGTGAGTTCTTCGTTTTCTTAGCGAGGGGCGATATATTCCTCTACAAGGAGTATATGAAAACATCCGTTGAGGATGTCTTAACTTTGCTCAAGCATTTCCAGGAGGAAAGGCAACGCAAAGCTAAACAAGACACCAATGGCTGATAAAATATCGGTAAGTTACGATGCGAACATAGACGAGATGAAGCGAAAGCTTGACGAGCTTATCGCTAAAAATAGAGACCTATCTGCCGCCGCAGCCGCCGCTGCCAGAGCTATTTCCAACATCGCCTCGGCCCAAGGGCTTAGTACGGTTAACAACATCAACAACTCGTTCAACACCACAGTCAATGTCTTGGCCCAGGTGAACACGAACCTCACCCAGGTCAATGCTCAACTGAACAACACGACCAACAATGTGACCAGGATGGGCAATGCGGTCAATTCAGCGAAAAATCAAATAGACATTTTTGATAATTTGCTCAAAAGGGTTGCCGCACGAATGGCTGCATATTTTGCCATTGAGTCAGTCATAGAATTTGGCAGGTCCATTGTTGATGTAACGAGAAAAACGGAGATACTCCAAAACAGGTTAGCCTTTGTATTTGAGTCTGGAGCCGGTGGGCAAATGGCGTTTGATAGGCTTTACAAGGTTGCACAAAAACTTGGCCTTGAGTTTGAGCCGTTGATTGATGGGTTTTCAAAATTCGGGATTGCAGCAAAAACGGTTGGCTTTAGTTCTGCCCAGGCCGAAGAGATGTTCGTGAAGGTTTCGGCAGGTCTTAGGGCCGCAGGTGCAAGCTCTTTGCAAACTCAACGGGCATTTTTGGCCTTGGAGCAAATGCTCTCCAAAGGTGTGGTTTCTGCGGAAGAATTAAGAAGGCAGCTTGGGGAAGCATTACCCGGTGCGGCCAACCTTATGGTTAAGGCTTACAATAGGCTGCACCCAGAACAAGAATTGACAAACAGGCAGTTTATTAAGCTAATGGAGTCTGGGGGCATTATTTCTTCCGAAATCCTCCCTGAGTTCACGAAAGTCATTGAGGAAACATTTGCCCCTGCCCTTGCAGGCAAAGCGGGGTCGCTTGATGCGTCTTTGAACAGGGCATCAAATGCCTTTAACGATTTCAAAAGAACCATAGGCGAGGCAAATCTTACCGAAATATCCAATGCATTTACAGCCTTTGGTCAGCGTGTTGATTATGTCAAAAACATATTGACAACCCCATACGCAGAGGGCGAGGGATTTCTTGGAACGATAAAGAGCCTTCCAACGATAAGGAAGGGCATAGACATAATTGGCGCAGCAATCTTCGGGGAGACAGAGGCCGCAAAAGAGGCTCAAAAGGTTGCTGAGTTGAATTATCAATCTTTCCTAAACCGTGTTTCTGGTCTTGTGTCCAAAACGGCGAGAGAGGTGTCTAATGGTGCGGCTGAATCCATAGAGCAACTATCAAGCGATGAGTTGATGAAGGCATTAGAGGCTCTTGACCAAAAGATGAAGCCGTTAAGAACCAAGCTATTTCCAACGACTGAAGAAAACCAAAGAATACGGACTATGCAGGCCGCTTATTCTGATATTCTTAATGTGCTTCAATCAAAAGGCCAAAAAGAAACGCAGGTGGCTATGGATGCCGAACAAGCATCAAAGGATGAAATCGCCGCCGCCAAGGAACTTATAGCCCTTGAGAACACAAAACTCTTAGCCCTCACCGAAGGAACAACAGCCTACTACAACCAACTCGTAAAAGTCATTGATGCCCAAAAAAACCTTGCCAAAATTGAGTTAAGGGATAGGCCAAGGCAAAGGGATTTGGAAATCGCAAAACTTGACAAAGAATTAGAGAAGGCAAGAAAGATGGCCGATGAGAAATTAGACAAGGAGAACAGAAAACAAACAGAGCAGCAGCTTGAGTTAGCTGTCGTTGCTGCTAAAAAAATTGTTGAAACCACAAAAGAAGGAACGCAAGAAAGGGCCAATGCCGAGAAATGGTTGGCCTTGGAGGTTGCTGAGCTTGAAAAGTTTAAGGTGACAATATCCACCGATTCCGAGGAATTGAAGGCAGAAAAAATAGCCCTTATTAACGAGGGGCTAAAAAACAAGCTCAAAAAAATAGACCTTGACTACGCTAAAGACCAAAAAGAAACTCAAGACAAAATTGTTGAAGACCAACGAAAAGCCCAAGAAAAGATTGCCGATATAATCCAAAAGACCAATGACCTCATTGAGAAAACGCAATTAGACACTTACAGACGGAGAAGGGCCATTGTAAAGCAACAATTTGAGGCAATGGCTAACGACATCAAAGAGGCGATGTCTCAAACGGGGGACTTTGAAGCCTTGGCCCAATTAGCCAAAGCCCTTTCGGGCGTTGAACAAGCAGGAAAGAAAGCCATATCAAGCCTTGACCTAAACCAAGTCGGAGAGGTTATAGATGATATTGGAGGGCTGTATTCTGCGGTTGCCGGGTATCAGTCAACGCTTTTGAACAACGAGGCGATATTGTTGAAAGAGCAGCTTGACCAAAAGTTGATTAGCGAGGAGGAATACAACAGGAAGTCTCTTGAGCTTGAAAAGAAGAGGTTTGAGCAAGAGAAGAAGGTTGCCACATTGGAGGCCACCATTAATGCGGCTTCGGGTATCGTTAAGGCCATTGCTCAACAAAAGTATTGGCAGGCCGCTTTGATTACGGCAACGCTTGCCGCTCAAATTGCCGCCATTCAGTCCCAACAGTTTCCGGGGTTCAAAGATGGGGTGATTGACATTAACGGCCCTGGCACCGGCACATCCGACAGCATTCCTGCAAGGCTCTCTCGTGGCGAGTCGGTAATGACCGCAGACGAGACCAAGCGGTACAAGCCCGTCCTTCAAGCCATCCGTGACAATAACTTTGAGGAGTTTGTTTCCAAGCGATACATTGATGCAATGGGGAGTCAAAATGTTTCTTCAGCCGTAGGCAATTCGTTTGCTGAAAACTTGACCAACTCGTTTGACCTTCAAACCGCAGAGTTAGCGCATTTGTTAAAGCAGAACAGGAAGGTTGCGATAAAGAATGTGGACGAACTTGCTAAAGCGATGTCAAGGCGAAACACGACCGAAAAGGTCATAAACAGAAGGAGGTTCAAATGAGCTATGTCGTAACGCTTGATGGCGTTGTATTGAAAAACGAGCCGATGGACTTGTTGGATGCCTCTGTGGAGGTTTACAGAGATAGCCAAAACCCAGGCATATTCAACACCTTTATATCGGAGGTTACATTTTGGGGCGATGGGTATGACATTCTTTACTCGTACTTTAATTCGGATGCCGTATGCAAGACCGTTCCTATCACGATAGTTCAACAATGCGAAGACGGCTTGGATTTCAAGGGGATTATTTATGTTGATGACCTGGAGGTTAACCTTGAGAAATGCACCATATCCTGCTCTATTGAGGACGATTCAATTATCGGAAGAATCACAAGATTCAACGAAACCAAGGTTCCCGTAAATGGGGGCAAGAGTATGTCTTCTTCTGCCGATGGCGGCGTTTCGCTTTCAGACATAGGGGCGTTAACAACGACCCCGTATTATGATTTATCAACCAATACACCAACGCTGATAAACAAGCGATGGTTCAAGATACTTGAAACCACCGATTACGTTCTCAAGTACATTACGGACGGCAAGTGCAATGCGACAAGTAGCTATTTATCAAACAGCGCATACACCTACACGCCCGACACTTGGAGCGTTGTTCTTGACATCCTTTCCCCTATTCCCCTATATTATCCTCCAAGTGCGCAATTTGACGAGTATGTGATTAAGATTAAAATATCGGGCGATATTTTTGGCGATGATGTAATTGTAGAGGAAACGATAAATCTCCCAGGCATAGACAATCCCTTATTGGGGAATATCACCGATAGGGATATTGGGAGAAACCTTGCGATAGCCTTAAACTCTTCAAGGACATTTAACATAGACGCACCATCTTGGCCCGATGTGTATGTTTTTGACAGGAATGCGGTTAATAGGGGCGATTTGCCTATTGGCGTTATTGTTCCTGACAACATAAACAATACAGGTCAAGCATATCCAAATGGAGTGCCAATCGTTTTGATATTCCCTTGGAATGTTCAGTCCATAACTTGCTTGGACTTTTACAACAAGACCACAGGCGTAAGCTTTATGAGCAGCATAAACTTTACAGCCGTAAGCCCATCTCCGAGCAATTTGACGATTCAGACACAGTTTAATTACGGAGCGCACAATTTCGTGTTTACCTCTGGGAACATATTGAAGTCTGGCCCGAAGAACGCTTCTGCCAACCCGCTTGTAAGCCCCCCGTTTGAAGGTCGGGAAGAATTGATGAACGTATCCTTCAACGATTTAAGCACGGGTGTTTACTCGCTTTTCAATTTGTGCATTATCCCCAAGAGAAATTCAGACGGAACATACACCATACAAGTGGAGCCAGAACCCGAAACCTTTAACATCTCAACGCAGATATTTGAACTTGAGGACATTAAGGACTTGCTATTCAAAAGGGGAGACACCTTTGTTTTTTCGGCCTTGCAAACGGGCCTTACCGGTTCACGTACGAATTTCTATTTGCATCAGGGCATTGGCTTCACGACCGATTCTTGCTCGGATAGTTCGCTGAATGCGACTTCAACATTTTACCCCGCTAATTGGAGTGACACATCCTACTTGTCGGACAACATTTCGGATGAGAGCATCTATATGGCCGAGAAGCTGCCATCATCCACGAGTTACCCCAACAATATCGCCTTTTATCCCGTAAAAAGACTTGGTGTCACGGCAACATACAATATGGCAGGACAGCAAGTCCCTCCTGCCACAATTACCTTTAATAACGATGCGGAAACCTGCTTTTCGGTTATTAACCACTTTGTCGCAAGAAACCATGTCAATAAGACAAGGAATGGGTACTCGCTATCTGGGAGAAAGATACCAAAGACCAACAACACCTTCCCTTGGTGGAACATAAGCGGCATTGACACGGACATGAAGAATGAGTTGTCTTTTGAATATCCAATCACGACCGCTCAATTAAACGACATTATTGACAACCCTTTTGGCTATATCCTTTGCGATGGCCGCAAGGCGTGGATCAAGAAGATTTCTTTCTCCATTAAGACGGGAATGACTAACTTTGAACTTCTGACCGAATGATTACACCAAATCAACCAATGGTATGCGTTCCATCGTCTTCAACGCAGAATGTCGCTCCGTATGACGCATTGACCAATGCCAACTATTACGACATTGAGGGTTCGGCGGCATTCTTGGCTGACTCAAAGCTTACCTTTTGGGGTGGCCGTAGCGGTGCGAGTGTTTGGAGTATCTATACAAGTCGGGCCGTTAGCGATGGGGCCATACCGCTGACCGACCCCTATTATAGTTTTTTTCAGCAGACCCCTTGGGAGCGATACAATTCAAGGGCAACTCAGGATGGGGCGTTTACATCGACCCCCTTTGACTTTGGGGGGGCTTGCACTCAAAGCTCAAAGAGCGAGTTCCGCAAACTCTCTGGCCTTGAGGACATCTCTTGCGAGGAGGTTATTTACAACGAGTTCCTATCCCTTGTTGATGCCCCCAACGCCACGGTCTTTGTGGATTTCGGCATACGAAATCAGTGCGACTATGGCATTGTGCGGTTCAATGTGTCCAATTTTTCCTACAATAGCAAGTCCATTACCTACGGGGCCGCTATTGCTCAGGGTCTAAGCACGGTGAACATAACGGGCAATGGCTCGTATTCCCTGCCCGTTATTTTGAATCCCCTTGGGGCCACTTCATCGTTGTCTCCGAACGGATCCACCAACTTCTTCATTCAGTCCCTTGGCCCGGAGCCTTATGTCCGTTTTGACATTGATGATATTGAGGTCTTTTGTTTCACGCCCGATGAATTGAATTGCGACTCTTGCAAGACGGGGGAATACCAACAACCCGTTCTCCTTGAGGCCATAGACTATTGGTCCGAGATGAACACGAGGGCCGATAGCCAAAACGCTATCCCTGCACTAACCGCTGTCCCTTATGGCCCTTGCGAGGACTTGTTTAAGGCGAGAATGGAAAGCCTTATGCTTGGCCAGGACGATTACAAGGCTGAATTGTTGAGCTTCCAAGTGGATGACCCTTTCTGCGGGCAATACGTTTTCAACTCCGACTTTGAACTCCTTACGAGTACAACCGATTCATTTGTTCCCTATGCTATTGGTTTGACACCACTTACAAGATATGTTGCAAATGGATGGAATACTGCTTTTTGTGCGTTTTCTTCCAGCGGTGCGACAGACAATAAGGCAACATTCAGCTATGCTTGGTCTGTGTTTAGCCAGATACCCGCTAATTTCTTAGATGCGTTCTCGCAAATCCTTCAGACAAGTTCGGCAATAATGAATCAGCCAAATACCGTTTATCGGATTTCGCTGACTGTTGAGCCGTACGCAGGTCAGTTTGCGTCCAATGGCATTGGTGTTTTTGCTGTTGATGGCACAAACTTTGGGATTAATTTAGGGACAATACTTGAGCCTGGAGACCATTCGTTCTACTATCGCACAACATCCTCTTGGAATACTTTTGCCAAGTTGAGCATCCAAGGCTTGCCGACTCTTGGATTTTCGTACACCATTTCCAATGTGTCCGTGTCAAGGCTTACTGCCTACACGCCCGTTCTTATCCCGACCGTTAGGCTGAACCTTTCTTCGGTATTCAAGACGGTGGTGGATAGCGTGAGGATGTCGCAGGACTTTTCGGGTGTTGGGCCTTTCTATCCCATCATAGCGAATGCTCTTTACGAGTATTTCCACTTTGAAACCCGGAGGGCCGATTTGAATTACGACCCACAGCAATGCTTTCGGATTTTGATTACGAAGGACTATTGCTTTGATGCGGATGATTCAAGCCTTGCCAATGAGTCGCTTGATTTCTGCATCACCGAGCCGTACAAGTGGATAACAGACCCCTGCAACACGCTGAGGATTGGTGCCGGTCAGGAAACCTCCGCAAATAAGCAGGCGTGTGCTTTTGGCTTCACCTACCCAACCGTTTCCGAGGACCTGGGCGTTACCGAGTGGTTGCACCTTACGAGGGTCTATGGCGAATTGAGAAACCCACAATACGATGGTGAAACGATAACCTATCAAGATAGCCGTGGGAAGAAGCGGGTCGTGTATGCGGAGAGCCGTGAGTTTATGGAGATGGTCGTGAACTTCTCTCCCAAGTGGGTTCACAACTTTATGCGATTGGCTTGCAGGCACGATTTCTTCTATGTCAATGATGGCAATTCGGATGCCTATTACTTCACCAGGTCGGAGACTTACTCCCCTACTTGGATTCGCACGAGGCTCGTGGCTCCTGCGATGTTGGAGATTGAGGTTAAGGAGCAAGACCTCCGCAAGGAACTTTGTTGCGTTGGGTTTACGGGCCAAGACTTTGGCGAAGACGAAAGGGAGATTTTGCCATACAATCCTTACGGAACTTATGGCCCTCCTGTTCCGGGCGAGCCAACAGAGCCAAGCGAAGGCGTGTTTGATGAGTCGTTTGATTTTACATTTGAATGATTATCTTTGCAATTACATCGTGCGTTGTGGCCTGTCTGCCAATAAATGACGAGATTGAAATCCTTTAATTTTTAACAAAATGGCTTATTTAGAATACGGCTGTACTGCTTTGCCAGACCACGAACTCGTACTTTGTGGGGACTACAAGCGTGGCGGTATCTCTGCGATTGGTATTCTTGAGGAGGACGCATTTGGCTCTGGGGGAACTTTTGCAACGGACGCTGACTTCGGCGTTGCGGCAAAATACACCGCCGCTCTCGCTGCTGGAGACCTCAAAATTATCAAGAATGTTCGTGGAACGGTACCCGATGCCTCCCCCGTTGACGTTGACAACCCCGTTGGTTGCGGCCCTCAAAGCCTTTTAGCGGGCTTTGACTTTACCGCTACCTGGATGGATGCCAACACAACCGATGGAACCATTGCCTTTTATAGCGCACTCAACAAGCGTGTAACGGGTTTGATTCTGTACCTGTGTGGTTCCAATGAGGTGATGTTCATCACCCAGCCCGTGAATTATGTGTGCCTGCCGGTTAATGTCCCCGCTTCCAACAAGGAGCTTCAGATGTTCAACTGTACGGCCCGTGCTTCGCTCGGCCCAGACCAATTACCCAAGAAAATCACTGCGCCTTCCAACGCAGACGCTATCTTCGGAGCATAGGTTTCGGTTTGGTTTTTTTGAATCCTCGGCCTTTGGTCGGGGATTTTTTTTTACCTTTGCACAGATGAGTGAAAAAACCACAGGGATAGTGATTATGGCTTTTGGAAAGTCAGCTTATCACGAAATGGCCTACAACTTCGCAATATCGGTGAAGGCTTTTGACAGAGACCTCCCCATTCAGTTGATATGCGACAAAAGGAATATGTTGATTCCCCACAATTATTGGGTCTTTGACATTATCACCATCATTGAGCAAGATGACTTGTATTCGGGCTATGGTTTTAGCCCAGGCAGAGCCAAGACGAGGATGGACAAGTATATGGCCTTTGACAACAACCTATACTTTGACACGGATGGCGTTGCGCTCAAATCCTTGCAACCGCTGATTGATATGCTCCTTGCGTTGCCAGAGAGCGGATATTTCTATTCCCAGGTAACATCTTGGGATGACCCGAAGGGAGGAACGCCCAAGGGCAACCTAAAAAGGGACGGAGCCGATTTCCCTGCGATGCAATGGGCCACCCTTGATACCATTTGGGAGTTCCACAAGCTTGACGATGATGCCGAGGTTGTGGCCATAAACAGTTCGTTTATGTTCCTTCGCAAGGGCGAGAAGCTCACGGAGTTCTTTGAGCAAGTAAGGGACAACATTGACAACGGCATCCCGATAGACAAGCTTAAAATGCCTTGGGGAGGCACTTACCCCGATGAGCTTGCCTTCAACATCGCTTGCGCCCAATACAAGATTGACCCCTTTTGTGGCGAGAATCCCGTTTACTTCCAATACCGAAACGCTTTATCGCCCAAGATTATTCCTTGGATGATGGAGAACTATTATGTCTTGGGATTATTTGGTGGCCCTGGGTTCTCCCACGATTCTGCCTGGGAGCATTCTTGCGCCCTGCTTGGAGAGTATCATGCGAGATTCGGGATGACGCACCAATACAAGTGGCACAGCCTTGTAAGGCAAAAGCACGCAGGAAAGCAAAATGTGATGATAAGATGGAAATGAACGGATTTATCTCGGTGATTACGACCTGCAAGGGCAGGCTTCATCATTTAAGACAGACATTGCCTGGATGGATGGCTCAAGAAGGAGGCAATTATGAGATTATAGTGGTTGACTATAATGACCCAAACGATTGCTTTTCCTATGTTGAATCCCTTTGCGACCCAAGGGTTAGAGCGGTAAAGGCCGACAATGATGACCCGTTTTTTAATTTGAGCAAAGCCCGGAACATAGGGGCTATGGCTATATCCGAAAAAACGGACGTGATTTTGTTCGTGGATGCCGATACCATTATGACCAACAATGTCTTCATAAACTATCATAAAGGCAAAGTGCTGAATCCGGGCAATTTTCTTTGCGGATGGGCTAATGGCAACATGAATCTTGGGGCAGGGGCTTCTGGCAGTTGTATGGTTTGGAGGGATGACTTTTTCGCTGTGCGTGGATATAACGAGTTAGCAAATGGGTGGGGATATGAAGATGTTGAGTTTTACGAAAGGCTTGAGCGGATAGGCAGGCAACAAACAGCATTTCACAACGGCCTTGACTCTATTCAACACAGCGATGAAGAAAGGGTAATGTTTTATCGCAAAAAAAACATCCATGTGACCAGCAACGGCAATCTTTTGACAATGAAGAACAACTTTCAAAGTTCTATTGCGTGATTCAAGTCATTAAGGCCAATGAGCATGGCGATTCAAATGTCTTTGAGGTATGTGGGATTCATGTGTATCATTCGCCATACATAGGCATAACTCGTGGCTATGGCGAGTTTATGGACCATTACAAGCCAGAGCCTTCCGCTGAATGGGTTGTGTATCAGCCTCACGATGTGGCTCTTAACTATTTTGATTTAAGGCGTGCCATAGATAATTCTCCTGGAAAGTTCTTTCAATTAAGCCTTTCGGATGATTCTTACGGCTCACACGAATTTCTTTTTAAGCGCAAACGGCAGGGATGGCATCGGGTTCCTTTCGTTGAGATTATGGTTCCTGTATTCAAGAGGGACTTTTATGATGTCGTGGCCCCCTATATGAAGGAGTCCAAGTCGGGATGGGGGCTTGATTATCTATGGGCGCATTTGTATGGTGAGCAACCTTGGCTTTGTTGCGATTACGAAATGAGGCACAAAAACCCAATAACTTCGCACAAGTGGCGAATTGACGGAAAAACACCTATGGATGAAGTGGAATACATAACCAGAAAATACTTGCGATAATGAGCGTTAAGAAAGGTATAACCTTTGTGATTCCATCCGTAAACAGGCCCACAATTCATCGGGCGATTGATTCTTTGATACGACAAAGCAATCCTAATTGGGAATGCGTTATTGTGTATGATGGCGTTGATGGCCCTTCTTTTAACGATGAAAGGGTTAGGTGCCTAAAGGTTGAGAAAACAGGCACAAGGGACGATGTTCACGGAATGGCGGGCCTTGTTCGCAATTTTGGCATAAAGGCCGTTGATACGGAATGGGTTGGGTTTCTTGATGACGATGATAGCCTGGACGAGTCTTATGTTGATGTCTTGCTTAACAAGTACGAAGGGCATGATGCCGTTGTTTTTAGAATGAGATACATTGATGGGTCGGTTATACCAAGGGTGGAAGATTCTCGTATGTATTTCTCAAATGTCGGAATATCCTTTTGCTACAAAAGAAAGGACTTCCCGATTTTGTTTGACAGCAATAGGAATGGCGAGGACTTTGATATGATAAACAGACTTCAATCCTTGTGTGAGCGATTTATAGTTGCTGAAGAGATATTATACAGGGTTAACCATTAAACAAAGCGAAAAGTGAGCATTAAGGTAAAGGCAATTTGTAATTGGACGGATTCAGCGTCCTTGTCTAAAATAATCATTCAGCAATCTCTTTATAGCGAATCTGACGGCATTGAGTTTGTTGACGATGACTCATACGAATGGCTTTTTATTTTCAACAGCAAAGTTGATGAGGAGATTCTCGTGCCGAAAGAAAGAGTCATAGGCTTCATCCAAGAACCGCCCATTTCATCGTTTTTTGACAAAGAGATAGGTAAATACTGCTCCGTTGTTTACACTTGCACGGAGCCTCACGCCTACAACATAGACGGCAATATCGTTGGTTTCCCTTGCGGGATGCTTTATCAGATGGAGGGCAATTTGACCGATTATCTGGACGGTCTTGATAAGCAAAATAAGCGAAGAGTCATAAGCATGGTGACGAGCAATTTCTCCCACGGATTTTACTCGTTTAGACACAATATGGCCAAGGAACTTGCGACTTGCGGATGGGTTGATGTTTATGGAAGGGATTTGGATGTGCCTGGATGCAAGGGGGGACTTGGCAACAAGGCCGATGGGTTAATTCCTTACAAGTTCTCGGTGTGTATGGAGAACAGCATTTGGGATGATTACATCTCCGACAAGATTATTGATGCTGTTCTATGTAGAACCATCCCTATTTATGTGGGTGCCAGAAACATCCACGAGCATATCCCTTTCGCCATTCGCCTTGAATCTTATCGCAACGCATCCTTCGCAAAGGCTGAGATTGAACACATCGTGTCTTCGGTGGATTACGATTCCCTTCTGCCCCAAATGAACGATTGGGTTCGTAAATATGCGAATGAATACACGATTTACTCAAAGATTAAACAAACCATCATAAATAGTTAGCAATGTATCACTCACAAGTAGGGCAGGACGAGTTCGTTGACAATTTTCTTGGCGGAAAGCGCAATGGCCGCTATTTGGACATAGGAAGCCACAATGGGGTTGACCTTTCAAATAGCTATTTCTTTGAGGTTCAAAGAGGTTGGACGGGCGTTTTGATTGAGCCTATGGAGGAGGAATACGCTAAATTGGTGGCCAATCGCAGCGACAAGAATGATTTCTTCAATGTAGCGGTTTCCAATTACTTTGGTACGGCTCAATTCACCAAGATATTGGGTGGATATCACGGCCTGAATATGATTTCGGGTCTAAAGCAAAGCTTACACGAAAAGCATCTTGACAGGATTCACAGGGAAGCCAATGAGTCAAATGCCCAAGTCGTAGATGTCACCGTGCCTGTTAGAACGGTCCAGGACATATTGGACGAATGCGAACTTTATCAATTTGACTTTTGCTCCCTTGACACGGAGGGTTCAGAGTACGAGGTCCTTGAAGGAATTGATTTCAGCAAGACCGAAATAAGCATTTTCTTGATAGAAAACAACGGCTATGAATCAAGGGAGAAGATTGAGTCTTTCTTGAGTAGGAAGGGCTATCGCTTCCACAGAAGCATTGGGCATGATGATGTTTACACCTTGATTCATTAATTCGCTGGCGTTTATTGGCATTCGCAAATCCCGAATTATACCTTAATTTTGAGGACAAAACCATTCCCAATGTGCAAATGCAGAGGCGGTAAAAAGCGATAGCCATGACAACAGAGGAAATTCTCCCCCTGTTAGACAAAATCATAACGGAGTACAAGAAGTACGAGGTTAAGAAAAAGTCTGACAAGTTTTACATCCCCGATTTCTACCCGACCTATCAGTCTTGCGTGGAGATGGAGATGAGGCTTCGGATCCACTCCGATTACGATGCCTTCCCCGAAAAGCTGTTCCGGGAGAAAGCCCCCAACGAACTCCCCCACGAGTTCAATTATCGGAAGAACATCTACAAGCCCATCACGGTGCCTTATTTCCATAAGGCCGTAAACATTGCTGGGCGAGTGTGGAATCGGCAGAATTACGAGGTTCGCTTTGAGGACGCTTCCCAAGAAAGGTATTTCAACGAGGACTATCCTCGCTTTGGCTCATTGGAGAACTATTTTCAGCAGATTGTGAGCTTTATGACCTTGACCGACCCCAATGCGGTCTTGGCCATTATGCCTACCGACCTTCAATACTTTGAGGACGGCACCTTTAACGATACCATTGAAACCACGCCTGTGGCCCATTGCTTTCACTCCAAGCGAGTGTGGGGATGGAAGGAGGGCGAGTATGCCTTCCTAAAGGCTGATTACGGCTCCGAGGTTGAGCATGGCCGTACCAAGACGGATGATGGGTTGGTCTTCTACATCTTTGACAAGAACGAGATTCAGATTGCCAAGCAAATCGGCAAGAAGGGCGATTACGAGTTTGAGATTGGCCTTTACTATCGCCACAACTTAGGCTATTTGCCCTGCACGAGGCTCGGAGGTATTTCGGTGCAGGAACACGGCGATTACTATTTTCAATCCTTCTACACCCCTGCCATCCCCGCTTTGGACCAAGCCGTGTGCGACTTCAGCACCTTGCAGATGTCCAAGTTCAGCCACGCTTTCTTGCAGAAGTGGGAATATGTGGATGAGTGCGATAAGTGCAATGGCTCTGGGCAGATTGAGGAGGCGTTAGGCTTTGAGGAGAAGGTGGCCATTGCCTGCTCTAATTGCGGAGGCTCTGGCACGAAGCGGATGTTCGGGCCGATGTCGGTGTACCAGGTGCAGACTCCGAACCGATTCACGACCGAGGTGGAGACCAAGGTGAACATCCCTCCTGCCGGGTTCATTGAGTTGGATCCGCAAATCCTTGACTTCCTAAACAAGCAAGTCATTACCAATATCCAGATGGCCTTTGAGTTGTTGTCCATTGATGTAATGAACAACGAGAAGATTTCGGGCCGTGAGACCGCCACGGGTAAGGCCATTGACCGGGAGGAGTTGTATTCCTTCCTGCTCCGCTTTGCCAACACCATCTTTGCTGACTATGAGTTCGCTATGGACACGATTGGGAGGATGCGTTATGGCGATGCTTGGGCTATGCCTGCGGTTCGCTATCCGCAGAACTTTGAGATGCGTACCGATGCGGAGTTGACCGCAGAGATTAAGTTGGCCCCGACCTTTTCCAAGGCGATGTTGGCCCAGCAATACCTTGACACTCGCTTCCCCATCCAGGAGGAGAAGAGTGCGATAATGAAGTTGAGCGTCCAGGTTGACCCCTTCTTCAATCTTGAAACGAGGGATGTCTTGGCGTTGGTTGCTTCGGGCATTGCCCCCAAGTGGAAGGCGATAATGCACTTTGAGTTGGAGTCCTTGATTAAGGAGGCTTTGTCGGAGAACGAGGAGTTCTTGACGCTGACCTTGGCCGAGCAGAAGGCGGTGTTGATAGAGATGGCCAAGAAGTTGGTGCCAGAGGATGAGGGTTCGTCCAGGATGACTCCCCAAAGCGTTATGAACGCACGGACGGCTATCCCTCCTGCACAGGCAGAGGACGAGGACGAAGAGGGCGAGGAGGACGAATCGTAATATGACTTTAGAGCAAATTCAGTCCAAGAAGCAGAAGAACTTGGACACGATTGGCGAGGAGTTTGGCAAGCAGGTGGAGGAATCGCAGAACGAGGTTCTGCCTCTTATCATTGCCCTGCTCGCTTTATTCAGTTACGACAAGAACGGCAATATATCTTTTGACACGGCCAATTATGCTCGTGTCAATGCCTTTATGGATGGAGTGGATGGGGCCGTTGCCGGGAGCAAGTATTTTGATGCCTTGGTTTTCTTGATGGACAAGGTGGATGCCCAGGCCGAACTTACCAGAGAGATGTACCGCAAGATGGGCCTTGACCCCGATGCTATTTCCGGCATTGATTACGAGGCCCAAGCGACCTCTATGCTTGAGGACTTGACCAATTTTAAGTCGGGCTTTTCAACGGCCTTGAGAAACTTTATCCTTGCGTCTATTGCCGCTGGCTCTGACCGAACCGCTTTGGAGGAGGGCATTGCCCAAATCGTGAAAGGGGGTGGTGGAAAAAAGGGGTTGCTTTTTGACACGGCCACGCTTACGGCTGACACGATGTTTGCGGTCATTGACCGCTCCTTCACCTTTGCGATGGGCGAGGCTTTGGGCATTAAGAAATACTTGTACGCAGGAGGCTTAGTAAACGATTCTCGGCCATTTTGTGTGGCGAGGGATGGTAAGGTATTCACGAAGGAAGAAGTGCGCTCCTGGGGCAAATTAGGCGATTGGAAGGGCAAGATTGTCGGCACCGATGAATCCACCATTTTTATCTACTTGGGAGGCTATCGTTGCAGGCACTGGCTTGTCCCTCAAGTTTAGTTTGCCCATTATTGTTTATATTTGCGGTACAAACCTAAACCTTTAATCTTATGAATGAAAGAATTACAGGACGATGCGTCCCTGTTCTCCGTGCGGATGGAGAGCAGATTCTCGTGACCATTGCGGTTGCGCAGAACACCGAGTTTCTCAAAAAGTACGGTATGCGTATTCTTGACGAAACGCTACTCCACGCCAAGCCCGAAACCTTCTCGGCCCCTATCCAGGAATTGCCTAAGCGCAGACCGATGTTGGTGGAGCAAGAGCCTGTGGCCGTTGTTTCAACGCAGGAGTTTATGGACCAGACCCCCGAAGTCCCTGCCGATGAAGAGGTGTTTGAGCAAGAGGTAGCGACCGAAGAGGAGCAGACCGAGATTCCGACCGAAGAAACCACAACCACTAAAACCCGTAGAAAATGAGCATAGACTCCAAAGAGATGGCCAAATGGCTGTTTGACCAAGAGAAGGACTTTGAAAGCCTTGACCAATTCAAGGAAGAACTCGCCAAGAAATATGTCGCTCGTGAGGTGGCCGTTGATGACGAGGACATCCGCAACAAAGTAACGGGCAAGACGCTCGGAAGCCTTGAAACCAAGTTCAAGCGTGCCTTCAACCTCACCGAGGACGATGTGAAGGGCAAGAAGTTGTCGGATTTGTTTGAGGTTGCCCAACAGCGCATTCAAGCTCAAGTGGATGAGCTGAAAACTCAAGCCCAAAACAGCGGTAAGGACGATGAGGCTTACAAGGCTCAACTCGCTGAATTGAAAAGGCAGAAGGGCGAGTACGAAACCTTGGCCGGGGAGTTGACGCAGAAGTTGGAGCAGAAGGAGGTGGAGTCGCAGAAGGCCATTGAGAATTACATTGTGAACCAAGAGGTTATGAAGATTAAGGCCAATGTGCCTTGGAGCGATTCGGTCAATTCCCTTGCGAAGAAAGGCTTTGACATAGAATTGAATGAAAAGTATATCTTTGCATTGTCGGATGGGAAGTTGACGGTGACGGATAAGCAAGGCAACCAAATCAAGAATGATAAGGGGACTGCGTATCTTTCGCCCGAAGAGTTGGTAAGGAGTGAGGCTGAGAAGGCTCAAATGCTCAAGAAAGCAGGAGATGCCGGTAAGCAAGACACGCCTCCAGTTCGGACTTCTTCTTCCAACAAGGAAGGTACTCGTGGTGAGCGTTTTCTTCACCCAAGGGCCGTAAAGCATAGAGAAGAACTGAACGCACGATGATGTGTCAAGAGGGACAATAAGCCTCATAGTGCCTGGCTTGGCAAGAAATAGCCGACAAATCTTTATTTCATTTTAACAAAATGTCATACGCTTTTAATTCCTTCGTATCGTGTCCGAACATTCAGGAGCGGTTGGATGCAGGCTATTTCAATGCCGATCCAACGATGTTCCCCGGACACATCAATACCCTTCGTGCGGTCACAAGCCCCATGAACGAATCGGGTATTCTCCAAAACCAAATTGACACCAAGAACGGCCATTATCGCCAAGTTGAGGTTGTCTATCAGCCAAGGATGACTGATAGCACCACTTCAAGCTCTGCGACTTTGAACTGTGCTGCGGGTCCTGAATTTGGTGAAACCTCACGGGTTTACAACATTGACCCCAACACCGGTGCATCTCGCCGTTGGTCTATCGGCCTGGACGAGTTGGCTCCTCGTTGTGAAAATGACGAGTCCTACATCGCCCGGCAGTTGGCCATGCACATGCAGGCTATCAAGCGGTACATTAACCAGGAGGCCGTTACATTCATTGGCACAAACAATGGATTGTACTCTGCCGACCCAGGTTCTACCGTGAACGTGGCTCGCACCCTGTTGACCACTCGGACCAAGGCTAAAGACGTATCTTACGTTTATGCCGATGACTTCATGTCCGATGTGGTTTATCAGTATCAGTTGGCCGAGGCTTGGGACCGCCCCATCATCATCGGTGGTGAGCTTGTCCAGAAGTACATGACCGCATTGAAATCTCATTGCTGTGCAACGGTGAACGTTGACCTTCAGCAAATGATGAACTCCGATGCTCAGTCGTATTTCTTCTTTGAGCCTCGCATTGGTGCTGCCCAGGGCAACGCTAACGGCTTCGCATTCCTCGCCCCAGGCGGTGTGCAGATGATCCGTTACAACGCCTTCCGTGGTGCTGACGGCATCCGTGTAATTGATGACCAATCCATCAAGAAGGGTACGATTTCCGACCCCGAAACCGGCTTGGAATTTGATTACTATGCTCAGCTGGATTGTAACCAATGGAAGTTCTTCATGGGTCTTTCCTACAAGTTCGTGACGCTTCCTTCTGATGTGTTCTTCTTGAACGATCAGCTCCGTGGCGTGAACTACATCTTTGAAGGTACTGTGAACAACTAATCCTTCGGGCTGTGTGCGACAAGAAGGGGGTGCGAAAGCATCCCCTTTTTTGTTTTACCTTTGTCGTATGAGTAATTGTTGGGATAATTTAATCGGCATTCGTGGGCTTTGTCCTGCGGATGCACCGCCCATTAGTGGCCTTTATATCAACGACCTAACGGGCATAAGCCTCCGTGACCTTGACGCTGGCGTGAACGAGGAGGACAAGACCGCCTATACGCTTATTGAGCGCAAGATTGACCAAGCGGCCAATATGCTGAAAGCGGAGTCTTTGGCTTATTTGCAGAGCCGTTGGAATTACACGACCTCTGCCTTCAATGGGGACTTAGGCTTCTATGGAGAGTCCGTTGAGGCGTTGCCTGCTGCTTCGGTCTGGAGGGGCATAGGAATGCGTTATCGCCAGGTTGATTACATCTCCGTCACCATTTCTTCTATCAGCCTGTTGCTCCCAAGTTCGGGCGTTGTGCCGGTGAGGGTTGTGGATTTGCGAACAGGAGCGACCTTGGACACCTTCAATATCACCTCGGTGGCCAATGCGGTTACGAGGGTCGTGATTAACAAGACCTATCAATCCAACGGTCAGATGTTGAACCTGGCCGTCCTTTACAATGCGACCTCGGTGGCTTCCTTCCAAACAGGTTTGTACCCGACCTATGGATGCGGTGGATGCGGCAGGAATTATCGTTGGACGGAGAATATGTTGGAGAGAGCTATTGAGATACCAACGAGTGCGCCTTTGCTTGACTTGAACATAAGCGGAGGAGCCTTCACGGGAGGCTTGAGCGTTCAGTATCAGGTCGCTTGCAGCTTTGATTCGCTCTTGTGCGCCCATGTCACGCAACTCGGCTATCCTTTGCTTTACAAGGCTGGGATGTTGCTATTGAAGGAGATGGAGTTTTCTAAGAGGCTGAATGGCGTGATTGTCTTTAACCGGGATATGAACCAAGAGCTGTCCAACTATTACCAAGCCCAATACGACCAATATATGCAGCGATACTTTGAGCAGGCGAACCTGCCAGAGGATGGTTGTTTTTCGTGCAGGCAGAGGGTTAGGCAGGCTTCTCGCATTCCATAGCGATGACCATTCAAGACTATATCCGTAAGTTAGAGGGGCAAGTTAGTCGTTTGCCCGAAGCGAGGCTTTACGCCTTGAAGGGAGCGGCAGAGGAGGCCCATAACGGCAAGGAAGGTATGGTGAGCAGGATTCACGATAAGCACCTTGCAGCCGATATGAGTATAATGAAAAAGAATTATTCACGATACGAGAAAAAAGATTATAGGCGTGGTGATTTTCTTCCTTACATAGAGTTAAGGGCAAGATACGGGTTGCAGACAAGGGAATGGGATTTAGAGTTTACGGGTACATTGAGGAACGAGTTTAAGATATTGCGTAAGCGAAGCGAAGGCTCCCCGTTTATGTTTGGAGGCCCGAACTTTGTTTCCGAGATTACGACCAAGGCTGGGCCTGATGGTGATATTAATATCGTTAAAGCAACATTCGCTGAAGGATATACGGGCAAAGACATATTCAAGCTTTCTGTTTCGGAGCGCATTGCATTTGTTCGTACTTTTGCTAAATTGTTTCAAAGTAAGCTTTTCCGACTGAATTAATGATAGCGACCCAAGTTATTGACGAGATATTCACTCGCTTGAATGCTTACAAGTTGGTGAGGCACACGGGCTTTGCCGAGTTGTTACCCGATAGGGACGGCAAGGTCATCCCGGCCATTTACTGCAACAACGGCGATTACAAGCACGTTGTGGACGATTACGATTGGAGCGAGGGCATTGCTTACATCCGCTACAATGGAAAGGAGCGTGCAGAGGTTACGGACGAGAACAACTTTATTGGGTGCCAGGACTTGCTCCGCATCGTTTATCCGTTGACCTTGGTGATTATCGGCAAGCGTAAGGGCAAGCGTCCTTACGAGGTCGCATCGCTCGTTCAGAGCAAGATTAGCGGTATGTACGAGGCTTTGGCAACGACTGTCGGTGCGGTGAGCATTGATGTCACCTCCATTACGGCCAATTACTCTATCAAGGAGAACCTTGACACCGAGTTTGAGGGGGCGAAGGTTGTGTGGGACACGGCTTTGTATATGATTGCCTTGGATTTGGAGGTGGAGGTGATTGGCGATGCTTCTTGTCTAAACACCGAGGAACCTTGTTAAATTTGTGTCTTAAACCTTAAACCATGCCAATAGAAACAAGGGCCAGCCTGGATGCTTCTTCCAATGTCGTTCGTACTGAAACGAATATCGGAGCGAATACCGCAAAGCGTATTGGCGATTTGTTCCGTGCCTTATCGGATTCTGCCGTCTTGCTTGCCGAGCGTGGCTATGTGAGTGCTTCTTCAAAGACCCCTGCGACTTTCACTCCTGCCGCTGCTAACACTCCTGAAAAGTTGACCTATACGATGGCCTCGGTTCTTGAGGGGGCATACAACACGGCCTTTGAGTCAAGCCCCTCCGTGAGTTGGAATGGCGATGCGGCTATTGCTTATCGTGTGAGTGCTATGGTTAACTTTGATGGCCCAAACAGCAAGGAATACTATTTCTACATCGCAAAGGATGGCGTTATTGACGAAACAACAAAAGTGTCCGTCCATTTGAGTTCACCTAACCCTCACTCCATCTCTTTGGAGTTGTTTTCCCAAGGGGCGCATTCTTACGAGATTTACATTGAGCAGAAAGGTGGCACAGACCCCATTGACATCATTAACGCCCAACTGAACTTAATGTCGCTTTAATGGCTCTTCAAAGGCTCACATCGTTTTCGTTCGGGCAGAGGCTCTTGACCTTGAATTATGGAGGCACGGAGGTCTATTATGTCCCCTATGCCCACTTGATATCCTTTGAGTACGACCCCACGAACTTAGACCCCAAGGTTTACATCTATTTGCACGGCACGCTTGACAATGTTTTGTCGGTGTCTCAATCCGAACTCATTGCCTTGGGGAGCAGCATTGGAGCGTTCCTGGCATCGTTGCAGGGTTCGGTGACAAATCAGTTGTTTTGGTTTGATATATGGGCCAACTTTATGGCTCGTGCCACGGCTGGGTCTGCTCTTGCCCCCGAACTCGTAAGCACTTGCGGTCGGTATTTCCGATACGAATTGAATCCTCCTCTGGTACCTACGGCCACGGAGGATTATGCCGACTTCTGGTACTTCAATCAGCGATGCGACAACGATAGTGCTACCGTGAAAGAGGTTGTTTCCTATAATTGCATCTTAACTCGTTTTTCAATCTTAAATCCAAATTAAAATGTCCACCCCTTCTCTTTTGAATGTCCCTTATCGTCTTAAAGCCGGGACTCTTTATAGCCAAATCCCCGAAACGGGCTTGGGCGATTTTGCGGTTACTCGTTCTGCGAGTAATGTAGCGACAAGGATTAATTCGCTTGGCTTTATTGAAACTGTTGCCGATAATGTCCCTCGCCTTGACTATCCCCTTGGTGGGGCGGTGAATGGGTGTCCTGCGCTGCTTGTAGAGCCGAGTGCGCAGAACATTTGTTTGCAGAGCGCCGATTTTAACACGACTTGGCTTGCTCAAAATTCGGCAACGGTAAACACGAATACAGCCATTTCCCCCGATGGCACACAAAATGCAGACACGATTAACCTTGCAGCGGTTAATGATTCGCGGGTTAGGCAAACAATAACGGTTGCTAACTCAACGACTTACACAATAAGTTGTTTTTACAAAAACATTGCGCTAACGGCAGGGCAGACATTTCGTATGCGTTTTAACAATGCTGTTGTTGCTCCAAACAATTTTATTGCCGCTGCGGTGATTGACCTTGCGGCAGGTACTGCGACTTATTCTTTAACAGGCACTTCTGGGACAGGGTTTTCGGGGACTGCAACAGGCCGTGTTGATAATTACGGCAATGGTTGGTACAGGGTTTCGTTAACATTTACGGTTGGGACCGGTGGTGGAGCCGCTGGAATTTTTGAGGCCGCAAGCGTTGACCCCGGAGCAGCTCGCTCCTTCTACGCTTGGGGCGCACAATATGAAGCAGGCTCCATCGCAACCTCCTACATCCCCACCACCACCGCAGCCATCACTCGTGGTGCGGATGTGATAAGAAAGACGGGAATCACATCTCTTATCGGTCAATCCGAAGGGGCCGTTTACTTTGAGGTTGAGGTTACGGATGAGGCGAGAAATAAGTGGTTTTGTACTTTGGATAGCGCATCAGGCTCGTTTATCCAAATGTGGGTTAATCCGTCAAGACAAATTAATGCGCAAATAAACAATTCTGGAACAATAGTTGTGTTCCCATTAACGTCTTCAGTATTAGCCATTGGCTATCATAAAGTCGCTTTTGCGTACAATACAGCAACAAACGGGTGTATTATGTATGTTGATGGGGTTCAAAACCCGGTAGCAACAAGGACTGTTGGTTCTCCAGGCCTTCCTGCCTTTAACAATATGACATTTGGGGGATATATATCAGGAATAACCGAATCCGTTAAAGCCCATGTCCGTGCAGGAGCCGTTTATCCCAACCGCCTCTCGGATACTGAACTCGCAACCCTCACGGCCCCATAAAAACTCGCCCATTCATCCATAAATTTGACGCACTATGGCACTACCTACCTTAACCGCAACATCCTTCGCAGCAACGCAATTACGGCTCACATACGCTGACGGAAGGCAATATTTCCTTAATTATCGGGACATTATCTCCACGGAGCTTGATGCAACCGATGGCATTACAAAGGTGCGGATTTACCTTTCGGGTACTTTGGACGAGTCCATATTCGTCTCCAATGCAGACCTTGTGGCCCTTGGTACCACCGCAGCGGCATTCATCGCAACCCTCAACACTTACCTGTAATGGATATCAAGCAGGTATTGACGGAACTCGGCATTAATGTCGGGATGTCCGTAGGAGGCTTTCTCGGAAGCCTCGTCCTCGTAGGAAAGCAAAAGGGAGCGTCTTTACGCACCCAGCTCTTCTCCATCCTCGCAGGAACTTTATCTGCCAATTACCTTACCCCTCTCGCTATCACCTTCCTTGGTATTGAACTTGAATCCGCTCAATTCGCTATGGCCTTCCTTGTTGGCTTCAGCGGCTTGAGGGTCGTGGAAACGCTCTCCAATTACTTCCATAAGAAAGTTGAATCCAAAGGCAATGAGTCTTGAGCAACGCCTTTCCCCAAGAGTTCCCAAGCTCGTTATAGACCGCTTCCTTGAAATACAGGAGCGGTTTTCTATTAATACCGACCTTCGGATTGCTCACTTCTTTGCACAAACGGCCCACGAATCGGCCAACTTCACCACAACCAAGGAGAACTTCAATTACTCCGCCTCACGGCTCTTAAAGGTCTTCCCAAGGCATTTCAACAAGGACACGGCCAAGTTATACGCAAGGGATTACATCGCCATAGCCAACAAGGTCTATGCGAACCGCTTTGGCAATACCGAACTTGGGGATGGATGGAAATACCGAGGCCGTGGGTACATTATGACCACCTTCAAGGCCAATTACGCTGAACTTGACAAGCTCGTCCCCGAAGACCTTTTAGAGAACCCCGAACTCGTGGCCGGGAGGTATGCGATGCTATCGGCGGGCTACTTCTGGCATAGCCGTAAACTCAACGCCCTTGCCGACAAAGGCTCCGATATCGCAACGATTACCCGAATCACCAACAAGATAAACGGAGGCATCATCGGCCTGGATGACCGCATCGCTAAGTTCAACGAGTTCTACGACCTGCTCACCAAAGGCCCAACCGCTTAATTATATTTGAACCACAAAACGATTCATTATGCCACTCACTAAAGCCAAGGGTTATGGGAAAAAAGCCACCCAAAAAGCCGTCTCCAAAAACATCAAAGAGCTTACAGAAGCCAACAAGTCCAAGCCTAAAAGCAAAAAGCGAAGTAAGGGTCAGATTGCCGCTATTGCCTATTCTGCTGCACGCAAGTAATTTTGAATGCTGAATAAGATGGAGAACAATACCGTAAAAATCCGCTTTGAGATTGACCTTGACCTCCTAAGCAAGCTTGAGGACTTGGCCGAAGAGACGGGGCAGACCATTAAGGAGACAATGGTTAAGGCTTTGACCGATTACGTTGAACTCTACGAGGACACGGGTGCGGAGTCGCTTGGCGATCACCTGGAGCCTTACGAGACCACCGAGGAGCTTGACGAGGATGGGCAGATAATTCGGGTATTCCCCGAAGACGATGGCTGCTAACGACAAGGGCTACATCCCCTACCGGGGCATCCTGTTCGTTGTCCTGCCCATCGCCATAGGGCTTGGTTTCCTCATTTACACGATGAAGGATTCTCCCAAGCAAATCATTGACAAGCAACAATGCATCATTGACTCCTTAGAGCATCGTGTGGCCCCTTTACAGACCCGTAGAGACACGATAAGGCAAGAGATTGTAAAGACGCAAATCAAATGGCGTGAGAGGCTCATAGAGGCTTATGAAGAGCCTGAGACGATATGGGTGGAGGCGTATGTCCCCTTGATGCTTGACTCCTGCCAGGAGGTCGGCAAATTGCTTGCTATGCAAGTGGGGATTGGGGACTCTCTGCTTAGAACCTATGACTCCCTGCTGATTGCATACAAGGCCAAGGACTCGGCTTGTGTCAAGGCCATTGCCACGAAGGACAGTTTGGCTTTGGCCTATAAGGAAAAGTGGGCGCAAGAAAGAAAAAACGGGCGCATTTACAGAGTAAGTGCAATAATCGGGAGCGCATTGCTTGGCTCTACTTTGTTTAAGAAATAATCCCTATATTTGTCACACCACTTTTAGGGTTGTGGTTTTCATTGGAATGCCCGTGAGTAGGCTTTAGGGTGCCGAAAGCGGGCTTTTTCCATTAATAATGGATAAACCTTATGGCTTTAATCCATCCATTTGCCATCATTCATTAGATGCCAAAAGCGATGACGAATTACTTGTATGATAAGGTCAAGCAAGGAGTCTGCATAGTAAATACCTTCCTTGCAATGCAATTGAAATTTGTATTCTTTATTCATACAAAAGCATTAATTAATAGAACCTATCGCAGGGAGTGAATGTGGCGAAGACCTGGACTTCCGGCCCACGCCGATTCTTGGACTTCTCTCGCTCCACTTTAAGCTTCATCCAATATCCGCCCAAAGGCTTCGGGCCTCTTGCACGCTCAACGTGAAAGCCCATGTACCCGTCTGCCCATTCTTCTTTGTACGTTGCCGTGCGTACTTGATGAACAGGCTTTTGAAGCAGCATTTTGGTTGAACGGTCATATCGGTGAATTATGTTTTGGTGGTAATAAAGTTCGTGAACGTGGCCCTGCCAAGTGCAATCATAGCCTTCCACCATAGCGAGAATCCGCTGATCTGAAATTACTCCCTTGGTAACAATTCCTCCGCCTGCACTCCCATGATAATAATGTGTTACGAAATTGCTGGTGTGCAAGGAGTCGTAATGCATCTTGAAATCAATAACGCCCCCATAGCCTCCTATCTCCACCTTGCTACCGCAGGAGTGGTTGAGGATAGCGACAAAGCGTTGCAGGATGTCGGTCTCTTGGTGATGGATAATACTCGTTTCGTGGTTGCCATAGCCCACCAAAAGGATGATGTCGGCATACGGCTTGAACCACTCCACCGCCGTGTCCACGATGGAGTCCAGGTACCGCCCATTGTTGTGTTCGGGGCGAATGTCTTCCTTGCTCCTGCGTGGATCGCCCTTGCCCTGCATTAAACAAAAAAAGTCACCATTGACGATGACTTTGACATTCCTTCTCTTTGCTTCTTCCAAATGGTTCTTCAACAGCTCCCGGTCGCACTTGGGGTTGTCCCAATGGAGGTCGGACATGAGGAGAAACTCTTGCTCTCTACCGCAATCCACGGAGTGAACATTCTTGCTGTGTTTCGTTATCATAGGTTAGGTTAAGAGTGGGTCATCGTAAAGGTCATCCATTTCAACCTTAAAATCGGTCAGTACCGCATCAACTCGCTCCTGCATCTCTGGTTCATCGCTGAAAGTGTGGTGTTTAAGTTCGGCCAAGGCGAGGTACATCGCAGGGGCTTGGATGGCCTTCTTGTAATTGACCATATCCTGCTCGTTGTTCGTGTCAAACTCAATCGTTATTTTGGCCATTGTGTTTTTTTAGGAGGTAAACAACCGCTTCTTCAAAGGTTTCGGCCAAAGATAAAAGTTCATCCCTCACATAGAGAAACTCCTTCTTGTTAAATCGGAGGATAATCTTCTGGGCCTTAGCGTTGTCCTTCCGCTCCTCTTCCTGTTCCAACTCTTTTTCAATCTCTTCGGGCATCTGCCAGACATCTATGCCGCAATCGGCCAGGAGTTGAGCATCCCATTCATTCGCCAAGGCATCGTAATCGTAATCCCCAAAGGCTGAGTTGTCCTTCAGAGCGATGGCCTTCAGTTTCTCCAAGGGCGTGTCTGCGGAGAGAACCTTGCAGGGGGCCGAATCGTAATTCAGTTCCTTCAAGGCTTTGAGCCTCATATTGCCCCCAATGACCACGAATGTTTCCTCCAAAGGAAACACGATAAGCTCCCGAAGCTTGAGCATCTCTGGGTCATCCTTGAGGCTTTGGACGAGCTTGTGGAAGCGGTCATCCCGGATAAGCCTTGGGTTCTTAGGAAGCCCCTCTATCTGCCCGACATTGTTGCGGAGCTTATAGAGTTTGATCTCTTTGGTTTCGTTCAGCATCTCGGTTAAAATAGGTTCTTTACCGCTTCAATCCTTGCCTTTGCTATCTCAACATATTCAGCCTCCCGTTCTATCCCGACAAACGCAAAGCCTTCCAACATGGCCGCCTTGCCCGTTGAGCCTGACCCCATGAACGGGTCGAGGACGATTCCGCCTGGTGGGGTTACAAGTCGGCAGAGATAGCGCATGAGGTCGGTTGGCTTGACGGTGGGGTGGTGGTTGCGTGATCCGCTTGTCCTGCCCGCCCCTGCCCTTGGGCTTTCCATCCCTGCGCTTCCTTCAACACGATCCACGCATTCGCCCGCAGAACGCTCTTGCAATTTTTCACACCCCTCGTCCCTATCCGCTTTGCTTGCCTTGGCGCAGTAGAAGAAGCGAGCGGCGGAGCCGGAGTCGCCGCCATTGCTTGTGCCTTTGTACGCTTCCCAGTCCGTTGAAGCGCAAAAAGTTGATGCCTTGCGCCCGTGCTTGTCACCACCACCACTCTTCGTGTCAGGAAACAACGCCACCACTTCCTCGCTCCCATCGTGGATGAAGTTGGCGGGCCAGCGGCCTGTTGGGTTATAGTTCTTAGGCTCAATCATAGAATAATCCCCATAGACATTATTTCCCGTCAGGGGTGGTGTTCCAAAATTGGCGTGTTGATTTTTTTGAGTGCTTTCTTTTCTATCTTCCTCTGACATAAAATCTACCCTACACCCATCCACGTTAATCGCACCCGTCCCGTGTTGCAGGACGTTCTCGGCTACCGTGCCAATCAAGGGCTTTCGAGCCACTGTAATCGGTTCGAGTGCGGGTTTGAGTGCAGTCCCCCAGCCTTGCCATTGTTTTGCTTCGGGGGTGGCGGGGGTGGTGATGGTCGCTTGATTTTCTTGTTGTGGACAGGCAATTTCGCTTTTGGATGTTCTCCAATTTTCATTAAAACCCACCACCTCACGCTCTACTCCTGCCGCCTTATCAATCGCCTTGCTTACGTCCAACGACTTCGGAAACCCCGACCCGTACACCCAAGCAATCATGTCCCGAATCTCAAAGCCTGCGTCCTCAATCCGCACCGCCATTCGGTGCTGCGTCCTCGTTCCTGCAAATGCAAGAAGATGACCGCCCGGCTTCAAGACCCGAAGGCACTCGGCCCAAATCTCAACGCTTGGCACATCATAGTCCCACCGCTTGCCCATGAAGGACAACCCGTAAGGAGGGTCGGTTACAACCGAATCAACGGAGCAGTCGGGGAGGTTTCGGAGAACGCTTAGGCAATCTCCGTGGTGTAGGGTTAGTCTTTCCATTTTGTTTTAGGGTAAATCAATTTCTCCGAAGAACGGCCTCTTGTCTGCGCTCTTGGATCCCTTGCAAGACCACAATGCCCTTGCGAACCAATTTGGAGAATGCGTCTCCGTTTTGATACCGGCAGAGCGAGAGCAATAGTTGTCCCCTTTCGGAGTGCCTGGAGCAATGGTATAGCCCGATGCCCCGAATTGCACGGTCTTGCCATCCTTGGTGGCCGTGTATTTCTTTCCTTTTGCGGATGACTTGGTTATCATCCATCCTCTAAACTCTGGCATAGCGTTTATTTTAAGCGTTTGATAATCATATCGTGCGGAGCAGGAGGCACACCACCAAAGTACGCAGGAAGCGTGTAGGTGATGAGCGGTATGCGAACCTTGAAGGTCGTGGACACATCGTTAATCCATACCGAAGCGTTGTTGCCTTGGTTGGATATTAAGCACCTGACTTTCTGCCCGAACTGAACCTGGCAGAGGTAGCGTATCTCCCGAACGCCATTCACATACGAGGTGGCGTACATCTTGATGTATTGCCCTTGCTCGTGGGGCATCCAACATACCCTTACCGAATTTCGCTTGTGGTATGGAAATCCAGACACGCCCCAAAGTTTGTTGATGCCATAGCCTTCCAATCCTGTTTGCTTGTAAAGGCAAGACTCCGTGAACTCGTATTCCCTCCGCCATACCGTGCCTATTGTTGGGAGCATCGGGTCGTTCTCGGCCCAATTCTTTCCTTCCTTGATGACTATTCGTTTCATAGGCTCAAAATTAGTGGTTATTCGGTGAAATAGCTGTCTATGATGGCCTTGGCCGAATCAAAGGAGTTGGCCGTGCAAGCGAGATAGCCCTTCTTCAAGAGCCGCTGAATCATCTCCCATTGCTCGGCGAAATGCTCCGTTGCCGGTTGGCCATTCTTCTTGAAGAACCGCACCCCTGGCCGCTTCAGCTCAATGAACAAGCCGTGATACCCTTTCCTTGGCTCAAAGATGAGAAGGTCTGGTATCGCCCTGGACGAGCGGAGTTTAGCGGTCTTAACGGCAAGGCCCATTGGCAATCGGATTCCCGATAAGTCAGAAGTGAATATCGCTTGTGGGTAATTGAGTCGGATGTAGAGGCATAGGCTCTTTTGGAGGTCGTATTCGGATTGTACGGGAACCTTTGGGCTTGGGCATTTCTTCATTCTTTGTCAGGTCGTTGTCGTTGTGTATCGTTTGCCAAAGACATTCCTCACCCGGTGAGAGAAAGGCTTAGAGCCTTTCTTCTCGTCCGAGATGATTAGAGCGATAACAAACACGAGCGACACGAACACGAAGATGAAGCCGAATGTTATCCAAAGCGGAGCAAAGCACCACATCCAGGTCAGCCCCGAACTTGGCAACAACAACTTCACCACGCACAACACCGCTGAGAGCAATGTCGGCCATTTTGCGAATACCCCCATTAGAACGGCATATCGTCTTTAGGGGCAGGAGCAGCCGCTTGAGCCGAATTGGGCTTCCAAGTGTTCAGCTCGGCATTGTGGGTGCCATACTTGTCGGCTTCACGCTTCGGCCAACAGGCGATACGGACATAGCCCTTTTCGTCCCGATGCTCCTGGAGGAAGGCAACGAATTGGTCCACATTGCAAGACATCTCAAACAACTCCTTCCCGGAGATGATTTTCTTGTTAATGTAAATCCCCTTTGCGTACACTTTTTGATTTGATTGGTTTGACATTTTTTACGATTTTATGGTGTGGTTTTTGTTTGCGATACCCTCTTTCTTCAACTCGTCTATACCTATGGGAGTACCATTCAGAGGCAGAGACCGTGTAATTCTTGGGATGCGAATATGCATCATAGCCCTCCTGATAAGCACTCACGAGGTGCTTGGTTTCAGTTTCCTTCATCTTCATCACTCGCTTGACAACATCTTGCTTAGTGACCAAAGGGGGCAGGGTGGATAGCCAATCCAACAATAGCTCTATCGGGGTTGATTTTCTTCGGAACCTCATTCTATGGAAGTCACTTTGATAACGGTAGCCGACTCACACTGATCCATATCCAGCATCGGCTTTATTCTGTCTTGCAACATTTGGTTTGCTATTTGAGCGGTTTCCCAGGGACCGAAATACAACTCTGGCTCGGCCTTGAATTTCAGCAAGACAACATACTTGCTTTGGTCTTTTTTTATCTTGACGGACTGTTGGTCTTCAATCGCCTGGGTGATGGCTTGGACATCTCGTTCCGTGCCTCGGTAATCGGTCATAATATCCCTCTCAACCGCCCGAATTGAATGGATGATGGTAGAGTGGTCTTGGTTGAAGTATTGCCTTCCAATCGCAAGCTTGGGGATGTTGGTGTACTTGCGAATCATATAGCAGGCCACTTGCCTTGCGTGAACGACATCCCACAAACGGGTCTTGCTGAACAACTTGTCCTTGTGGATTCCGTAGTAATCCGATACAATGCCGATAATGTCTTCGGCCATCGTATGCTCAATCTTTCCTATCATTTGGTCTTGGATTTTTTGTTGTCGGTGTTTTTTGCGATGACATCAACGAGAGAACCGCAATATGGGCAATACGGACCGCCCTTGATGTCTATTTGTGCCTGGGTCACATCGTGTTGTATCAGGCCGTGCTTATCGCACTTTCCAACGTATTTCATATCAAATTCAATAAAGGTCTTGGCACCAAATCGGGGTTTTCTCTCCCATATAGGCCCCCGATACGTTAAAGGAAAAGTATTCAATGGCCTCCTCAACAGAACCAATCTTCTCTGCAAGAATGTCTATGCACTTGGACACGCTATAAATCAATACCATTGACTTTTCATCCACGCCTATGATAGCGTCATCTAATCCATCGGCTTTCAAGAACTGCTCGTCTGGATAGGTTTCAATAATTCTTTCAAGTAATTTCATCAGAATGGCGCTTTTAGGGTTTGAATCTTCTCCTCAAAGGTAGGAATGTTTCCATTAAAATCCAACACTTTTGTGTATTGAAGTTTAATTTTCCCCATAGCGGTGCCAATCTTCCCATTCCGATTCTTCCTCACAAGGATTTCAAGGAGGTCAATCAGTTCTTGTTTTTGGGGGTCGTGGTCTTCCATGTACTCGGAAGGACGATACACGAACAGAATCTTATCGGCATCAAATTCAAGTTGACCCGTTTCACGCAAGTCGCTCGGCTTGGGACGCTTGGAGTCCCTCTGCTCCACGCCCCTGGACAACGATGACACCACGCAAATCCAAATGTTGAGCCTCTTGCAAATCGTCTTGATGTACTTGGAGATGTTGGTCACTTGCTCAATTCGTGCTTTGCCTCGGTCTTCTGGCAGGGGAGAAATCAGTTGGAGGTAATCAATGTATGCCCCTTCAATCTTGTGCTTCTTGATGAGTTTTATCAACTCCAATTCCATCCGCTGAGGGTCAATGCCAGGGACATCCACAACGTGCAACGGTGCGCCTTTGACCTTATCAATGTGCTGAGAGATGGCCAAAAAGTCTTGACCATTCATCCGTTCCTTGATGTCCAGGAAGACCTCTCCATCCACCTCGGCAAGGTTGGAAACCAATCGGGTCATCAGTTGCTCCGTGGACATCTCCAAGGTGAAGAAGGCCACAGGCTTTTTGTTCATCGCTTGGTTGAGAGCGTATTGCAGGGCCAAGGTGGTTTTGCCCATTGCAGGACGGCCACCCAGGATGATAAACTCCGAAGGCTTGAAACCCGTTATGAGGCTATCGGTGTTGTGGTGGAAGGTTCGGGTGATGCTGTTGTCCTTCGCTCCCGTGATGACCTCGTTGAGGCCCATCATAAAGCCCAAGAGCAATTCGTGAACCTCGGTAGCAATCGGGTCGGGGTCTAAGGACTTGATTTCTTGGATTTCCTTGTAGAGGCGATCAACATCTTGATGCTTGAGAAAATCAATCTTGGTCTTCTCAATTTGGTCGTGGATGTATCGGCAATGCAGCTCGTAGCGGTACACCTTCCATCCATCGTGGGAATAAAGCCCAGAGTCAAGGCTTGCGAGGAACACGACATCGGTGGGGACATTCATCTCAATCATCCGTGAACGGACGGTGAGCGTGTTGATGGGCTTGTCCTCGGCCCGAAGGCTCCGAATGGCTTTGAAGGTATTCTTGCGGATCCCTTCATCAAAATACTCCTCTCTCAGTTGGAGGACGATATCCCCCGGCTTGATGATTTCGCAAATGAGGATGCCGAGGAGTCGGTCTTGGTATTCAGCGTACAATTCCGCTGGGAGGCGTGTAAAATCGGAGTGGTTGTTCATCGTTTTGGGTTGAATGGTAGGGTTTGTGTTGGGAATGGCCTCCAGACTGCGTAGGAAGCTCGTCATTGAACGCTTTATGGGTTAGGTATCTTACGGGGTCTTTACGGAACTTACGCTCTCTGTGAGCCTCTAAATAGGCCGGAAGGGTATTGCGGATTTTCTCAATCTCTTCATCGGTGAGTTTGAACCAAGCGAGGATGGCTTTGTCCTTACCGACCTTCTTGTCGTAGAAGTTCCAGAAGCCCTCAAACATAGCCATCATTTCTTCTTGGGAGTGTTTAGAGTTCCTGCGGATGTTTTTGTTGGAGTATTTGGACGTTCCCTTCTCTTTTTCCTCCCCCACACCCCCTCCTTTATCTCTACCCTTTAGAGTGTTTAGAGTATTAGTATTGTTTATATGTATAGAATTGTCTATATAATTATATATATATAGGAGGTTTTGTTGAAAAATCAAATTTTCTTGCTCAATTTTATCAACATAATCTTCCAGGTCTTTGACATACTCGTCCTGGTCAAGGTAGCATTCGGGATTGGGTCGCATTAGGGTTTGGGGTTTGGTTGGTCAGTTTATAGGCTGACGCTGGGGGAGGTTTGGTAAGAATAGAGGCTGACGGTTATCGATTGCATATTAAACGTGGGTTCGAGTTTCCGAATCCCAAATGGCACTCCATTTGAAATTCTTCCAGCTGTCCTTCCATATAGATTTAAACTTTTCTTTGATTTTTGCTTCAAAACTTCTTGCCTCTTCCAAGGTGTCAAAGTCCTCCTGAAAATCATTCATCCCTCCCTCAGGATAATAGGCATCACCTGCAAATACTAAGAATCGTTTCATTATTGAGTGTTATTTGTGTTTGTATCCAACAGGCGATTTTTTTCTGCATTTAACCAGTCTTTAGCCGACATACCGCTATTGGCAAATTTTTTTGAATTAAGCATATCCAATGCTATTTCAAGTGCGTGTAATTGATACTTTTTATCAGCAATCAAGCCATCTAAATACTCATAAAAAGCCATTTGAGCCTCATACTCTGCTTGTGCTTGTGCTTGTGCAGCCCATCCTGCTTCGTATTCCCATTGTTCTTGTGTCATTTTATTTAGGTTTTAAGGTTTGAAAAAGTTGATACCTCCCACACGAATCGGTCAGGGTCTTTATTTGCGGTCCAAATCCGTTGGACCGGGATATCACATACTCGCAAGCATCCCCCTTGGCCCGCACCTCAATCACCCTCCAGGGGCGATCGTTGGTGCAGGCCGTGAGCAGGAATAGGATGAGGATGGCTCGCATTTAGGCTCTTGATTGATACTTTGAGAGCAGCTCAGCAACACGCTTGTTGGCTTCCTCGGCTTTCGCCAGAAGGTCTTTGAGGGTAGCGTCCATCTCGTTGGGCTTCTGGACAACGGCTCGCTTGGCCTTGAAGGTCTTGAACACTTCCTTGATCTTCACGCTTTGCTCGTTGATGCACTTATCAATGTCCTCTTGGGTAGGGACCTTGTTGAAATCGGAGTAATACAGCGACTTGTTTTGGCCTGGGCGAGAGCCTTTGGTGATGATGCCTTGGTCACGCATTGTCAGGTAGAAGGTGCGACCCACATTGTTGTCGGTCATAATCTTGTTGATGTCAAGGTTCCTGACTCCATTGAAGCAGGCGGTCCAAATCATCCAGAACGCTTTGACCTTGCGGTTGTAGCGGTCTTTCTCGGAGCCAAATACCTTTGGCTTGGCGGGGGCGTAGCGGGTCTTGGGGGTTGTTTCAAATAGATTCGTGTTCATTGTTTTGGGGGTTGGGTTTGTGATTTGACGGAATTGTTCAAGGGTTATTTTTTGGTAGGATGGGTGCCATGCGGTAAATTTTTCCTCGGTGCCACTCCAATAATAACTTGAATCTGTTGGGTGCTTTGAAAGCAACAGCTTTCCTTCTCTTAGGTCAGGCCATCCGCTTCCTTTAGTTTTCGTTCGCCACCACGGCTGAAGTTCTTCGCGGTTCTCTTCGGTTACAGGGATGTACCATTTTTTTGGATGTGTCATTTGGTTTATGGTTTAGGGTTTAAGGGTTGGTTAATTGGGTAAATCATCAATCGTGTTGCCTTGGTTGGCTTCGTGTTCTTCGGTGCATTCCTGCAATCCACGCTGGTAATCAGCGTCCCTCTGTTCGGCTTCACGAGCCAAGGCGGATTCCAAAATTTCGGTAAGGAAAAACTCACCATTGCTCCTTTCCATATCTTCCAATTTGCGGAGGCGTAATTCCTTGATCAGCCATTCCATTGCGGTCATGTTGCTCATTATTTGAAGGTTATTGCGATGGACGATTTGGTGGCCTTGGCTTCGCACACGGGGATTTCTTCACCGGTGTTCGGGTCCACAATCATTGACTTGCCTGCCTGCCTGAACGCAAGCTTCAGCAGTTCTTCTCGGTCTTTGAGGGCCGCTTTCATTTGGGCATATATCGGGTCTTGGTCGCAGTTCGGGCCAAGGGATCCTTCCCTTATCTGAACACTCGCTCCGTAAACATCAAAGGACTTGCCGGGATGCTTGGCGGCTTCATCAGCAACGGTTTCTTCCGTCTGCTTGATGACGGCCTCAATCGCCTTGTGGATGGCTTTAAGTTTGATGTGGGCTTCCAGAGCATTGATATGCCCTTCGTTGATGCGATCCACCAAGTTGGTGGTGAGGAGTGCGATGTCGGCCTTGCCGACATCACTCCTGGGTATAGATACGAGTTCCATAATTAACGATTTTTAAAGTATTCAATCCCCTTGCGGTACCGCTCTTCAGTCCAATCCTCGGTCGGGGCAAACCGTGGGTCGTTGCGTTCTTGGTCGGTGGCCTTCACCGCACGCTCCAAGATGTACTCTTGGTGAATCTTTTGCAGACCGGCAGGGATGATAACGGGTGCCGTGGTGCGGGTCTTGGTTGGAGGAGCCACATCGTTCCTTGGAGGGGCTTGATAGGGCTTTGCAGGGATGATGGGTGCGCCGTGCTTGCCTTTGTAAACATCAATCCCAATCCCAATCCAGGATGCGATTTTGGTGATGGCATCCGTGGTCGCTCCCTTCGCTGCATCGCCCATATCATCGTTCGTGGAGGATGCAATGCACTCGTAATAGATGCCTGCGGATGGGATTTCAAGGATGGTCTTGGAGAGAGCGGTGTACTCGGTACGCTCCCGGCCAGAGGATGTTGTCTTGACGATGACGGAGATTGGGGCCAAGAGTTTGGTCTTGACCATCCATTCCCCAACACCAAAGACCTCGTTGAGTCGCTCGGTGACGAAAATGCCCTTGATGGTGGACATCCCGGTTCTTGTTGGGTGGGCCGAAATTGCTTCGGGTGGTAGAGGCTCGGCGATTTTGGCGAGTTGCTCTGCGGTGAGGTTTTGTTTCATGGTTTGGTGATGTTTGTTGGTTCGGGTTCAGATTGAGATTTAAAAGCGTCATAAAAAGGGCCTAACCAAATGGCGTAATTTATTCCAAAAATTCTGCTTAGGTCAATTGCTTCATTCAAGGTCAACTGATGGACGTATTCTTTTTCGGTCAGGGCTTTGACCAGTTCCTCGCCAATGGTCGGGTACTGCTCTTTGAACTCAAGGAGTTTCTTAAACTCCTCGGCATTCATTTTTTCAAGTAGGTTCATTGTTTAGGGTTTAGGGGTTAAGGATTAAAGCGAGGATGAATCGGCCAAAGAATGCAATGCCCAGCATCGTGGTCAGCATAATGTAGCCCGTGGTAATGGCGGCCTTTATTTTGGCCTTGGTTTCGTGTGTCATAAGATTAGGGTTTAGGGTTATGAACGAAAGTGTGAACAAATATAGTGGGTCTTATCCTAATTGCGCCATCTTGGAAAAATTATTTTCAATAATTTTATTGACATCCTGTTTCTTCCCAATCCCGTGGCTCCATTGGTACACATAATTGCGGTCAATGTTGAGGGTTCGGGCGATTTTGTCAATGCTTGTCTTATTCCTCGTCATTAAGAGCCTGCGATACTCATCATCTCGGAGGGGCATCGTGAGGTCGGGTCTGGTCAGGCAGGCTTTGATGACTCTGGGCGATGCCGGTTCGTACTCATCGCATACGACTTTGAAATAGGCATCAATCGCATCAAATTGCTTGATTCTCGTGATGCCTTCTCTCCACCAGAACACGGTGGAGATGGACACCTCGCACTCTTTAGCGATTTCGTCCAGGGTCAGGCCCATACGCTTCATCAGGATTTTGATGGCTTCGGGTCGGGTAACGGTTTGTGGTTTTGGTTTCATGGTTTGGTTTGGGGGTTGGTTATTGGGGTTATTAGTATAATAAGCCGATTCAAACAAGCAAGTTCTGCTTCTTCGTGAGTGTCACAATGGTACACTAAAGAGGATTGAACAACAGCGTTGTAATGGCCGTTGTCATACTCAATAAAGTGCCTTAATCCGTGCTTCTCCCGGAACCACCTGAACGCTTGTTGGTAGAGGGGGGCGCAAAAGTATGGTTTTTTATTGACAAGGTTTAAGTTAAGATGAATCGTTTTGCATTCCTTGTTATACAAGGCTATGCAAGGCTCATCAAACCCAAGTTTTTTGAGTGCAATGGCTTGCTCGTAAGGGATAAATTCGTTTTTCATTTTGTTTGGGTTTAGTGTTCAGTTGTTTCAATTACTTCACCATTTTTCCAAAGACGGGTTCCGGTGATGTTTCCCTGTTCATCGTAAAAGGTTTGAATCCCATCCTTCTTACCCTCTTTGTATGAGGTTCTCCATTTGATGTTTCCGTTTAGATAGAAAAACTCCCAAAGACCTTCTCGTTGTCCTTTTGAGTTCAATTGTCCTTTAATCCATACATCTCCGTTGGAGTAGTATTCAATGTGGGGTGTGAGTTTGTTGTTCATTTTGTTTGGGTTTAGGGGTTAAATGGCTTTTTTTGCGTCCAGGTAGCGGCCATACAAGGCCCAATCAATCCTGAACGGGGACTTCACCTCGGAGTAATCCGGCTTTATACTTCGCCTGCACGCTCTCTTTATGTGCCTTAGCCAGCTGGCGAGGGGTTCCTGGGATGTAGGGTTCAATGATGTCAAATTCATGGTAAAAGGGTTTAAGGTTTTTTTCAATGTAAACTCGTAATCGTACTTTTTTTCTTCGTTGATATTTAATCGGCCTCCGATTATTCTCAGCCGCTTTCAGCAGTTGGTTGATGACGGCCAAGGGATAACGAAGGGGGGCATCCCGGACCTTCGTCACGCCTCTTGGAGTGACCGTCACCGATGGCAAATCAAGGCAATGCCTCACCGTCTTGTAATTCCAATTATTCTCATTCGCAATCCGAACGATGTCACCAGCGGCCAGGTGCCTCCTCAAGTCATAGACCAACACGGGGGGCAATGGGAACCAAGGGCCAACCTCTGCACGCTTCACGCCGTTCTTCATCTTCTTGTTGCAGAAATACTTGTTGGCCAATTTCATCTCTCCCTTAGCGGCTTTGTAAAGGTGATAATCAACAATCTCCCGGACCTTGCGATGCACCAC